TCGATCTTGCCGTCGGGCGCGACGCCCAGGCCGCTCTTGAGGTGGACCTCTGGATCCATCACTCGCTCGAGGCGCTCCTCGATGATCGTCGACTTCACGCGAACACTCCTTCCGGCTCTGGCTGTGCGTCCTTGCGCGCAGACGTCTTCTTCTTGAGCTCGACCGGCTCGGCGAGCAGGCCATGGACGGCGACGGGCTGGGCGCCGGGCACGTTGAGCGGCTGGCCGATCACACCCTTGGACAGCTCCTCCTGCCAGCGAAAAACTTCTCGCACGTACTTAAATGCCTTGAACACCTGCTCGTCGGCGATGACCGGGATGAGGCTGTAGCCGTCCTCGCGCAGGTGCAGCGCCACGCAGCCGTCGACCGACGGCACGGGCTCCTCGCTGCCGTCGGGCAGGCCGATGAACTCGGCGAAGCGGTACGCGGCCATCTGCAGCGCCGCCTCGGGATAGACGTCCTTCGAGCTCTTGGTGTCGCCCAGGACGCGCCCCAGCCCGGGGATCGTGGCGATGAAGTCGAGCGTGCCGGCGTAGCGCTCGGTCCGGTTGTAGACGGTCATCTCCGACGCCTCGAAAGTCGGGTTCCAGTCGGCCACGAAGGCATCGAAGGATTCGATGAAGGGCAGCAGCTCGTCGGACGGCGGCGTGAGCGGCTTGCCCAGGATGAGCGACTCGATGCGCGCGTGGATGGCCGTGCCGCGGTTGGCCTTGCGATCGCGCTCGCGCCACGGGCTGCCCTTGAGCCACTCGATCGTCGCGTCGACCGCGTCCGGATCGCTGACCACGCCCAGGACGGAGTTGTCGTCCGAGCGCTTGAGCCTGACCGAGCCGAGCATCGACGTGATCTGGCGGTGGTTCGCCGCGGCGTACTCGGCCACCGCCTTGGCCGCCCAGTAGGTCAGCGCCGGCGACGGCAATCCCCCCTTAATTAGGGTTGTAACTGACCAGAAGACCTCGGCCGGCTGGTCGAGCGGCACGTCGTTGCGGCGCCACTCGTACAGCCGCTTGGAGCTCACCGTGCGGGCGTTCTTCGGCCCCGAACGTGTTGCCATAGTTCCCAATCCCCTTCGTTCCTCGATCCCCATTCCGGCTCGTCGGCCGGACCGTCGCCGTGCCCGGTCGGTCCGGCCCCTCGAGCCCCGTTACCCGACTGCCGACTCTCTCGAGTCCTCGTTGAGCGCGGCCGCGGCAACCGTCGCGCGCCCTGAATTGCCACCCTCGAAGTCACCCTTGTGGGCAGGTGTCCCGGTCAAGCCGGTCGTGGCCTCGTGCGCGATCGCGGAGCGGATCCGCTCGTCGCGCCCGCTCTCGTCGATGAAGAAGATGTGCGACGTGCCGCACTCGACGCAGAAGCGCTTCTCGATGGCGGTCATGACGCTGTCGCGACATAACGCGCACGACGTTGAGCCCGCGTGCAGATCGAGCAGAACCGGCCACCCGACCGCTTCCGGCTGTCGTACTGGTGCCCGCGCGGGCAGGTCGTCTGCCGGGCGTGAATCGCCGAAACGCTGACGCCGCGCAGGACGTTCTCACGGTGAGTGACCGGCTCTAGGTGCGCGGGATTGACGCAGGTAGTGACACGACAGAGGTGGTCGAGGGTCAGGCTCTCGGGGATGTCGCCCTTGGTGAGTCGGAACGCGACCCGATGAGCCAGGTTTTCGCCAAGCACGCGGGACTGGCCGTAGCCGTGATTGTTCACGGGACCGCGCCACAGCCAACAGCCTTCGGTCTTCTCGACCTGCTGCCAGAAACGCTCAATCGCGCGGCTCGTGCTGGACGCGCGCAGACGCTCAAGTCGGAAGGCATTTGCCGCTGGGCTGAGCGCGGGCCGACCTGGCATCACCATCCGAAGATCCCGATCAGCAGCCCACCCACGGCGAGCGGCGCCAGGACCGCGGCGACGACGAGCAGCGTCGCGAGGATCCAGCCGAGCAATGTCCTGGCGCCCTCGGACGGCGTGTAGTCGAGCCGCTCGTCCTCGTGCATCCAGCGATCGCCGGGCAGCCAGGCGAGGCGATCGCCGCGGCGCGCCATCTGCTTCATGCGGCCTTCGCCTTGCCGGCGGGCGCAAATGAGCCGCCCGGGATGTACCTGCGCGACTTGGCGCGCTTGCCCAGCGCCGCCACGAGACCGCCCTCGAGGCCGAGGACGAGCTGCACCGGCACGGGCTGCGGGTCGAGCGCCAGCCGGCGGACGCGGCGAGTCACGCTGCGACTCCGGACGGGCGTCCGCGCTGCCCCGGGAATCGCGCTTCGATGCCCAGTGCCGCCATCCAGCGAGAGATCGTGGAGACGTTGACGCCGAGTTCCCGTGCGACCTCGGCCAGGGTCATTCCTCGCTCGTGGTAGAGATACGCGAGTTCCAGCTCCAAGGCTTTGCCGCGCTGGGCTTCGATGCGGAGCATCGGGCGGGTCTTAGTCGCGGGTGTGGCGTCCATTGGCGCGGAGTATTGCACTACTGCCAGAAGAATGCAATAGTGAATGTAATGAGCACTAGCGCATGAGTGCAACGGTTCTGCCGTTCCCTCTTGAACGCCGCGTATCTAGCGTTCCTGCCATGCCCAAAGAGGAAGAGGCAGCAGCCGACTATCGCCTACGAATGGCGAGCCTTCTGGCGTTGCTCAGGACCGCGACCGGCTGGACTCAGTCCATGGCCGAGGAGCGCATGCAGATCCCGATCGGCAAGCTTGGCCGGTGGGAGCGAGCCGATTACCCGCCTAAAGCGTTCGAGCTCGCGGCCATCTACAAGGCCTATGAGTGGCTGGGCATCGAAATGGATTGGCTCATCTGGCCGCCCGACCTGGCAGGTCTTACGGACGTTCGCGAGAAGCTGTCCGTGCTAGCACGAGCCGGTGCCATTGCAGCAGACGAGGCCGAGGCGCGGGCGATGCTTCGACGCCTGCAATCCGGCGCAAGGCTCGCCGCCGCGCGCGGTAAACGGTCAGCGTGAATTCGGCCTCGATCGCTTCGATGACCGCGGGATCTGTGACGGCGTCGGGCAACGCTCTGAACCTCGAAAATCGTCCCGCCATTCAGATCGCCGGGTCGCTACGATCGCTGAACCGATTCAGCAGCCATTAGTACTGGGTCGCTTGTGCCACCTGTACGCACTCGGATGTTGATAACCGGCGATGTTTTCCACAATCTGAGGAGTCACATGAGGTTTGCCCGCCTCGCAGCGGTCGCGCTAGTGGCCATCGGCTGCTCTTCCAGTCCAGCTGCTACGCCGATCATCATCTACGTCACCCCGCCGCCGACTCCCGCGCCGACCCTGGCGCCAACGGCCGCCGTAACGCCCTCCCCAAGTCCGTCGCCGAGTCCGACGTCGACCACACATACCCTGCAGGTTCAAGTTGCGCTGCTCGCCGGCTCGGACATGCACTACACCGGCACTGGCGATGGATGTGTATCCGCCGGTCCCTATTCCGACGTCGCTCCCGGCATGCAGGCCACGATCAAGGATGCGAACGGGAACATCCTGGGCATAGCTGAATTCGAGACGCCCGGAACGTCGCCAAGCCTCGGTGAATGCGACTTCACGGCAACGGCGACCAATATCCCCGAGGTGCCGTTCTACGCGGTCGACCTCGGACGTCGCGGGTCGGTCCAGTTCTCGCTCTCGGAACTCGAGCAACACGGGTGGGTCGCCGGCCTATCTATCGGCAACACCAACTGACCTAGTCCGCCACCCAGCCCGGCGCCTGGTTCGCGCCAACCCACTTGAAGGTGTAGTCGCTCGCAGGATCCGCCGGCGGATCGATGACGGTCGGCGTGCCGTCCGCGCCGGCGACGAGGATCTGCCCGGGTGTCGTCAGCGGGTTGGCGAAGCGGTCGACCGAGGCGTTGCGGTCGAGGACGTCGTACACGAACCGATCGGAGCCGATCTCGCGATACAGCACGTAGTCCCCTGGCTGCAGCTCGAGCGACGGCGCGACGTCGAAGCCGGGCGTCGGCTGCGCGGTGCGCGAGCCCTCGCGGACGGCCGCCTTGCGAAGACCAGCGTCATACGAGTCGACATAGCCCTTGCCGTAGGCGTTGGCTACCGGCGCCACAGCCTGGCGCGCGACGCGCTGGTCGCCCTTCGTCCAGAGGTCGGCGACTTCTTTCGACGTCGTCACAGCGCGATCGACCTCACCAGCCGCGCCGTGCCCGACATGTCGCCGTGGTAGATCGACATCGTGACCGTGTCGAGCAGCGAGTTGCCGTAGCCCGCGCCCGAGAAGCTGACGACGTCGCGGCCGCGCACCAGCGGCACCGGCACCGAGTGGAACTGGATCTGCTCGACGTAGCCTGAGTGCTCGGCGAGCAGCTGGCGGGCAACCGCCAGGGCGGTGACCGGATCGTTGATGTCCGGGCTCGTGTACGGATCCGCCGGCAGGTCGAGCGCCGGCGTCCACATCAGCGGATCAGCGGGATTGGTGATGACGGCCGTGGCGCTGATGGTGTAGCCGTCGGGGCCGATGCCGAAGACGTCCTGGCGGTTGAAGCGCACCTGCGACGGCAGCTTGGCGTCGAACTCGGTCAGGATCTTGCTCGAGCCGCCGGCGAAGTCCCAGACAGGTGACACGGTCGTCGGGTCGACGACAGGCGCCATCTTGACCACGCCGTTGCCGTCAATCCACAGGTCGCAGCCCATGTCGGCTGCCCAGCCACTGGCGCTGCCCAGGATCTCGTCGCCTGTGCTGAAGGTGCGCGCCGTGGCCACGACGAAGCCGCCGTCGTCGAGGTCGTACAGCTGGTCGGTCGTGCCCAGGCCACCGAGCTCGAGCAGCTGCCGGATCGCGTCCTTGCCGTCGGTCCCTGCGGCGATCGTCGTCGGGCCGGAGAAGTTGCGCTTGGCGATCGCGAGTCTGCTCGAGACCGTGAACGTCACCTTCCCCGTGTCGAGGCCTGTCTGCGGATCCGCCACGATGCCGGTGATGAGCGGCTCGAAGATCTCCGTGCCGCCCACCAGCGCGCCGCGCCAGACGCGCACGTTGCGCTCGTTGGCGAGCAGCGCATCGGGCGCGCCCGGCGTCAGCGTGCCGTCGGCGTTGACGAGCTCGACGGTCGCCGAGATGAACGTGTCGGAGGTGCGATCGCTCGTGACGGAGCCGCCCGTGCCCTTGTCGCGCACCGTGGCCAGGATCGACTGCAGGTCGGCGCCCAGAAACTCGACCTTCGATATCGGCCGGTGCGACCCGCGCAGGACGTCGGCGAGCGTCGGCGGGGCAGGGACGAAGACGACGATGCGAATGTCGCGCAGGATCCCATCGCCGCTCTCCTGCAGCAGCCTGTCGCCGGTCTCCTGGAGGATGTACGAGCTCATCAGGCGCCCATGTACACCATCGAGAAGTAGAAGTTGGTCGAGCGCGCCGAGCCGCTCACCTGGGCATAGAAGACCTCGACGTAGTCGCCGGCCGTCAGGTAGACCGGCGCTGCACATGAGATGAAGCCCTGCCCGGCGCCAGGCGTGAAGCTCTGGTATGCGAGGTAGGGGCCGGTGCCGATCGTGAGCGTGCCGCCGAGGTTCTTGCATAGCGCGAGCGTGATGAGGCCGGTCGTGCTCGTGTCGCCCTTGCGATCGGCCCGTGCCTGGATCATGTACCAGCCCGTGCGTGGCGCGATGAAGCGGCTCGGGTTGGTCGTCATGTCGTGGTAGGCGTCCGTGTCCTTGTTCTCCACGGCGCTGTTGCCGGTGCTGAACGACACGACGGTCGGCGGAGCGCCGCTACTGAATGACAGCCCTTCGACCTGAACGTCACAGGCCGACTTGGACCGCCACAGGACGTCGTTGCCGTCGGTCTCGAGCGCCTGGTTGGCCGAGCCGATCGCCTTGCGCACGACGGCCGGCGTCGAGTTGACGGTGAGCAGGTCGCCGCGCGTGGTCAGGATGTCGAGCAGGATCGTCGCCAGCGCCGTCCACACCGGATCCGTGCCATTGGAGCGCAGCAGCGCGCCTGACGAGCCCAGGGCGAGCCTGGCGGCCGCTGACGCGCCGCGGGCGATGATGTCACCGCGCGTCGTCAGCAGGCTGGCTGCGATGCCGCCCAGGTTCGATAGCGCCGTCGACGCACTGGCCACGTCGGACAAGTTGTTCGCCGACAGCAGCGCGCCGACCAGGTCGTGCTCGAGCAGGTCCCAGCTGCTGCCGACTGAGGCCTGCGTGCCGCCGGCGTTGTCGGCGATCGCGAAGTAGACGTCGCCGACGTCGACCGCGGTGCCCGACGACCCGCCGATCTTGCCGGCGACGCTGACGACGTACGAATCGCCCTTGCTCGCAGCGGGATAGTTCGGGTTGCCCGAGGCGTCGGTCGAGCCCTTGAACTCGAGCAGGCCGGTGACCGCGTTGGCGATCGCCGTCTTGACCGCCTTCTGCGACGGCAGCCTGGTGTCGCTGTTCGCCGCAAGAGTGCCATCCGTGTCGACGGCGAGGGCAGCCGCCGTGCCAACAGCCGACGTCTGGACGTAGCTGCCCAGGTCCGTGATGATCTCGGCGAGCGCGGCCTCGACGTCGGTCGCGGTGAAGTGGTTGCCGGCGTCGGCGATCGACACGTCAGCTGCATCCGTGGACCCGGACACGCCGGCCAGCAGGTTGGCCACGGTGATCTTCTTTGTCGCGGGCGATCCGGCCGGGTCGTCGACTATGACCAGCACGTCGCCGTCGTCGACGCTGAGCAGCTCCGTGAGCTCGGTGATCTTTGCATCGCTCACGGCTTGCCCTCCCTACGCCGTTACGGCGTTGAAGATCTCGAGCGCCACGGCGGCGACCTCGATGTAGGTGATGTCGACCTGGATCCAGCCACCTGGCTGGTCGGTGTCCTTGACCGACGTCAGGCGCACGAAGCGCACCGAGCCGTAGGGCGTCTTGAAGATCGAGATCGAGCCGGCTGTCTTCCAGCCGCGCAGGGTCCGCACCAGGTCGCGGTCCTTGGTCAGCAGCGAGATCGTGGCCTCGTAGCCCGACGTGCCCCAGTCGAGGATGACCTTCTCGCCGCGGCCGGGCACGTCGAAGACCTCGAGGTCGGTCTGGCTGTCGCCCTGGCCGTGCGCGGTCTTTCCTGGGATGGCCGTCCGCGCCGACGGCAGCTGGATCACGGCGTCCGGGCGGATGAACCAGTAGTCGTGCAGGTAGTCGGGCCCACCCGGATCGTCGCCCAGCTCGGCGCTCATCTCGGCCGGATCGGATTCCGCCCAGCCATTGCTCTGGGTGACGCGCACGATCGTCTGGGCATTGTGCGGCGCGTTGTAGATGTACAGCTCGGTCTGGTCCGGGTCGGTGATCGTGCCCACGAGCTGGTATTGCTTCGAGCCTGACTTGATGTAGACGAAGTACTCCTCGAACGCCAGGTCGCTCGAGCCGGTCCAGTCGACGATGAGCGAATCGGATCCGTCGGGTCCGGGATCCGGCGTGACGACCAGGCCCTCGATCGCGTCCGGCTTGGTGAACGCCGTCGTGAAGGTGCCGAAGACCGTCGCCGCCAGGCCGTCCGTGTCGTAGACCGAGTAGGCGTAGCTGACCGTCTCGCCCGTGTCCAGGACGTGCAGCAACGCGGTCAGCTCAGGCGTCGACGCGGCGACTAGATCGCTGTCGAGGATGACCGCGCTGGCGATCGAGAGGGTGAGCCGCTGCGCCGCCATGTCCTTGCCGCTCGCGCTGTCATAGGTCCCCGCGAAGGTCGGCGTCGGGTCAGTGACGATGTCGCCGTCGGCCGGTGTGACGTCGGCCAGCGTCGGCGCGTTGGAGTACTTGAGCGGCATGTAGCTCGAGAACGACGAGCGGACGTCGGCGCTGTCGTCGTAGCGGGCGCGCGTCTTGAAGATGTCGTCGAGCGTGAGCAGGCTGTCTGGGATCTGCCACTCGTCGGTGATGTCCGAGGTGATGACGTATGGCGAAGCGCCGACCTGGTCGTCGTCGCTGTCGCGCAGCTCGATCTCGCGCCGCGTCGGGTCGTCTTCGTAGCCGAGGTCGATGTCGGTGTCGCGATTGGGAAAGACGGCCACCGGCTGGTCGGTCGTCGTCACCCACACGCCATCCGTGCGGCCGAGGAAGGCGTACAGGTCGCTGCCCGGGCCGACGACCTGATCGGTGTCGCTCTCGAGCGATACCGGCGCCGGCGCGCCAGGGGTGGCGTTGATGTGGATGCTGAATGGCTGGTCGTTGAAGTTGCCGAGGTCGCTGTCGCCGGTGACGCGGACAGCACCGTCAACCTGGACGTTCTGGCCCCAGACGAGCTCGTCGACTGGAATGGTCAGGTCCTTGTGCGCAGCGCTCGTGAACGACACCACCCCGCTGTCGTAGAGCACGGTCGTACCAGTGCTGTCCTTGGCGCGGATCCGGGCCTCATCGATGTTGCTGCCGTTGGGGTCGGCCAGACGGAAGGTAGGCGTCTCGGTGTCGATCTTGTACGACGTGTCGAGCGCGACGTAGCCGCTGCCGGCGTCGTAGGTGATGAGCGGCCCGCTATCGACCGTCGGCGTGAACGCCTGGTACGAAGCCATGCCGACGGTGATGCCGTACTTGTTGGTCAGGTTGATGATGAAGACGAAGTTCTGGTCCCATGCCAGCGGCCCGCCGACGTTGCCGTCGTAGTCGATCGAGACGGTGCGCAGGTCTTCGCCCGGGTCGACGTCCTGGTCGACGTTCATGAGCATCGTGTACGCGCCGGCGATGACCTGCTGGACGTCGATGTGGTAGTGCGTGATGTAGTCCGACGGATCCGGCGAGTTCAGCGTCGCGCGGAATGTCGGGGTGAGCGTCGCCGGCGTCACGCCGACATTCGTCGGCCGGCCCGGCGTCACGCCGAGGGCAACGACCGCGGGGTCGCTGTAGTCGCCCCAGTCCTTGCCGTCGTAGAAGCGGATCTTGACCGTGCCGCTCGCGCCCAGGGGCAGGCCGGTGATCTGGTGTGCGCGGACTGTGCTGCTCGGAGTGTTGATCGTCACCACGGCGTCGACCGAGCCGTCGCCGCCTGGTGCTGACGGCCCCGGCGATTCCACGACCGCGTCGCCGCTCGAGTGGTCGTAGGCGAGCGGCGAGACTGTCAGGCCGGTGCCGCCCGAGCCCGACGTGCCGACATTGCTGACCAGCACCTCCTCGGCGATCGGGTCCGTTGTCAGCTGGATCCAGTCGCCGGCGTTGAAGCCCGTGACCGAGGTGAGCTTGATGTTCGTGGCACCGGCGGCCGCGGCCGCGGCCAGCGTCGTGTCGGCTGGCCGGCCGGCGCCGCCGACCGTCGACTTGTAGGTCGAGTAGCCCGTCGCCGGGATGTGGCGCTGGTAGTACCAGCCGCCGTCGTACTCGGAGCCGACGAGCTCGTCGGTGATGCCGGCGTAGGCGCGCGGGAAGGTGTCGGCGAAGCACTCGTCGGGGCGCGACAGGTAAGCGCCGTTGGTCCAGTAGCCGGAGACCGACGTATTCGGCGCGGGCGACATGAGGCCCGACACCGTCGAGCGCTTGGCTCGGTTCATGACGTCCGGGTCGATGCTGTGGCCGGTCTCGTGCAGGACCGTGTACTTGGTCTGTTCGGCGCCGAGCTTGTTGTTGACGAACGACGTGCCGCGCTTAGGCGTGTAGCCCCACGGCGCATCGCCACCGGCGCTCCAGCCGTTGGCCGAGAAGAACGAGGGCGGGACGAAATGGATATCCACTCGACCGCCGGGCAAGAGGTCGTCAATGTCGACGCCGCCGACAGATGAGACGAGCCCATAGGCTGCAGTCGCCCAGGTGATCTGGTTGGCCGACGGTGCCGGAACCGCACCATAAGGCGTCGAGCCCGCATCCTTGACGTAGACGGTCGTGCCGCCGACGAGCGTGTCGCTCATTGGCCCGGGTCCGGCGTGAACACGACCTCGAACTGCGTCGACGTATCGCCGTCGGCGTCGAAGTACGGCGCGCTGACCGTGAACGATTGCCCGTCAGCACCTGGCGTCACGTTGACGGGCGCTGGCTTGTTGGGCGGCGTGTTCGAGGACCCGGCGATCTCGATGTACGGAGCTGAGCCGCTCTCGCGCGTGTTGAGCGTGACGCGCTGGTTGGTCTGCGTCTCATCCTTGGCGACGAGCACGACGACCAGGTTGGCCACCTCGGGGTGCGCCCACCACCACTGGCCGAGCGCCAGCGAATGGATGTGGATCCAGTCGCCAGCCGACGGGCTGCCCTCGTAGCCGGCCTCGGTGCTGGCGTCGACCGACGGGCCAGGGAAGTGGCCGCTGGCAGCGCCGGCGGTGATGACGTAGGTGCTGATGTCGCCGCCCGACGGCACGCCGTTCTGGCCGGCTACGACGTTGACCTCGGTAAAGCTCGTCGTGCCGCGCTTGGCCCAGAGCTTGACCGCCGAGCCGATGCCGGCATTGCCGCTGACGACATGGACGACCAGGTCGAACTCGGTGATCGAATCCGCGGTCGGGAACGGGTCGAACAGGTTGCCTCGCGGAAACTGCAGCGCGCTGCGGTTGATGAAGTCATACGAGCCGGTGCCCAGGCCGACCGACATCTTCTTGCCGTTGCCGTTGCCGGCGCCGGTCGAGAAGTCCGCGAACCAGGCGTCGAGATTGGCGTTCTGGGTCGCCATCAGATCGGCCTGCCGGACAGGTTGAGCGGCGCGGTCAGGCGCAGCTTCGCGACCTCCTTCAACGCGTCGAGGACGCCCTGCTTGACGTAGGTGAGCATCTCGGTCGGCGTGCCCGCCGGCACATTGATCGTCACCCCGCCCAGGTTGATCGTCGTGCCGGCGCCGGCGGACGTTAGGGAGCTGCCGGCCAGACTGCCCGGGTCAGACATGATCGTCGCCCCGCTGTCGAACCTCACGAGCTCCGGGCCCTTCTCGCCGACGAGGCCGAGAGTGTGCGCGGGCAGATAGCCGCCGTCGGCGAACTGTGGCAGGTGGCTGATCTTGCTCGCTCCGGTGATCGCCACGCCGACGCTGTAGCTCGTCTTGAGCGAATCGAAGATGCTGTTGAAGGAGCCAACGAAGTCCTTGGCGTTGGTTTTGGCGTCGCCGTAGTACGTCGAGAGCCCGGTGTCGAGGTTCTTGGACGCGGCGATGCTGCCGGTCCCGTAGGCCTTCTGCAGGTCGGCCAGGTAGCCAAGCAGCGACTGCTGTTCGGCGAGGGCCTGGGCGCGGATGACCGGATCCTTGCTGTTTAGACCGTCCTGCAGTGCTTTGCTCGCGAGCTCACCCTTGACCTTCGCGATCTCCTTCGCCGAGTCGAGCGGGTGCTTCATCTCGTTGACAAAGTCGGTCCAGCCCTGGTCAGCGGCCGACTTCTCGTCCTTGATGCCCGTCAGGAACGAGCGCGTCAGCCCGTTGGCAGCGTCGTCGCCGGTGGTCGACCAGCCGGTGTCATGCGCGAACGCGGCCTGCGTCTGCTGCGCGGCCGTCAGGCCGGCGACGTCCCAGCCCTTGTCGAAGCCGAAGCTGGTCGCGACCGCCGGCATCTGGGCTGCCGTCGACGCCGCGAAGTTGCCCATGAAGGACTGGCCGGACTCGTAGCCCGCCTGCGAGATGAGCGGCGTCGCGGTGTTGAGGTACGCCTGGCCAACCTTCTCGGCCGCCTTGCCCGCGGCGTCGTAATTCGCCTGCGTCAGGAACGGGCCAGCCTGTGACAACGACTGGTTATAAGCGTCGACGAAGACCTGCGAGTACTTGGTCTTGACCTCGTCCGAATAGCCGTTCGCGTAGACGTCAGCGGCTTGCGCGCCGAGCTGCGACAGCTTCGTCCCGCTGTCTTGGCCGGTGAGGTTGTCAATGATCTTTGGCATGAAGGCCACGGCCGCCGCTCCTGCGCCGATCGCGAGCACCGGTGCCAAGGCGGCTATAAATCCACCACCTACCGCTTCCCCAGCTATGCCCGCCGCGCCCACGGCTTCCTCGCCGCCCAGCGCCGCACCTGCGGCCGCACCCTCGGCCGCGCCCTCCGCCGTGCCAGCAGCCGCGGCTGCGGCGGTCTTCTCGCCTGTCATCAGGCCGAACTTCGAGAGCCATCCGGTGACGGCGCTCGGCCCTGTCGCAGCTGCGCTCTCGGCCTCGCCCTCAGCTGCGCCGATCGCGGTCGCCTCGACGGTCGCCGTCGGGATGACCTTCGCCGCGAGTCCTTTGAAGCCCGAGATGAACAGGCCGGCCACGCCGCCGAGCAAGCCGCCCAGTGGCGTCATGATCCTGGTCAGGCCCTCGAGGCCCATGCCGATCTGGCCGATCTGGCCGGTGAAGGGGCCGACCTGGGCGGCGATGCCGTTGAAGAACTCCTGGAAGCGATCGCCCCACGTCTTGGTCGCCTCGGTCGTGTTGTCGAGCGAGCCCTGGCTGTTGTCGATCGCCGTCGTCAGGCTGTCGACGTCGAGCTGGCCACTGCGGATCTGCTGGGCCATCGTCGTGCCGACCTTGGTGCCGAAGATCTTTGCCGCGTCGCCGGCCGCGGTCATGTCGTCGGGGGCGCTCTTGATCTGGGCGACGAGATCCTGCATGGCCGTCTTGGCGTCGGTGGCGCCCTGTTTGGCGAACGCCGCCATGGCCTTGTTCATGCCCGATGCGAGCTGTGTCGAATCGCCGCCCGCCTTGTTCCACGCCGCGAGCAAGGCGATCGAGCCGCTCGTGCTGTAGCCCATGTCCTGCAGCGTCGGCCCGACCTTGGCCAGCGCGTCCTCGAGGTCACTCGAGTGGATGCCGGTGGCCTGCTCGGCAACCGTCAGCTTGTCGAGGAAGTCGGGCGCCTGAGCAGCCGGAACGTTCATGCGCTGCATGGCGGCTGTGACTTGGTCGGTCGCGGCGACGACATCGGTGCCCGTCAGGTGCGCATAGTCCAGGAAGCCCTTGGTCGCCTGGTCGAGCGCCGGCCCGGTCAGGCCGAGGCGGGTGTTCACCTCGCCGACGGCGTTGCCGACGGTCGCCAGATCGTCCGGGACCTGGCCGGCCACGTTCTTCATCGACTGCTGCAGGCCCTGCAGCGCCGTGCCGCTGGCGCCGGTCAGCTTGATGATGTTGTTCGAGCCGGTGGCGTAGTCCTGGCCCATCTGCAGCGCCAGGCCGCCGACAGAGCCCATGGCCGCGCCGGCGCCAACCAACGCCGCCTTGGCGCCGGTGCTGAAGCCGCCGACCGCCTTGTTGGCACTGGCCACGCCGGTCGTGACCTGGCTGGAATCCAGCCCGAGTAGAATCTGGAGCTTGGCGATCGGCCCAGACATCAGGCGATCACTCCGCCGAACTGGGCGTTGATGCCGATCACCTTTGCGAGCAGCTCCTCGTCACTCAGTGGAGCGACGTCGACCCTCGCCCAGGCGGGCAGGAAGTCGTTCGGTGCGAACGGCTGCGGCCGCTTCTTCGCGTCGCGGTAGACGTTCGCGAGCAGCGTCATCAGGTCAGCGTGCTGGTAGGTCGCGAGCCGTTCGGCGGGCGACACGCGACTGTCGACGATGCGCAGGTATGCAGCCCACTCGGAGAACTCGGCGGCCGAGATGTGTTGCTGTGCATCGCTGACTGACTTGTGACCGAGCAGGGCTGTCAGTCGGAACCAGAGTTCCCGCTCGGGTCGGCTTTTAGGAGCTGCTCGAGCTCGTCGACCGCGCCGCGATCGAGGCCTGACATGCGTCGCGCGACGCGCATCAATCGCAGCAGGCCGCCGGCGCTGCGCTTGGTCAGCATCTGCTCGACCTCGGCGATCTTCGCGCGCGGCACGAGCGGCTCGCCGTCGGGCGTGCACAGTGCCCGGGCGACGATCTTCGCGCTGATGTCGTTGACGCCGTCGCCGAACGTTGTGTTCTCGATCGTGTCGCGGTCGTGGCCGGTCAGGCCGCGCAGGTAGAACGTCGGTTTGCCCGGCCACTCGAGGACACGCACCGCCTCGACCGGCCGGTCCTCACCACCGAGCGCCAGGCGCAGGTCGTCGAGGCTTGCGATCGTATCGGGAGTCGCAGCCTGGTCCTCGACCGCTGGGCCGGCCGCTTCACCCGCAGTCCGCTGTCCTGCTCGTGCCACTCAACACCTCCGGGCGAAAGATTGCCTCGATATGCTGTGCAAGTGGTGCTGCACAAATGAGTGCTCAGCCGGGATCCAAAGTGCAGGCTTTGCGGCTAGAAGTGCAGACGCGGGCGCTGCTCTATCCGCCCCGGCAGCGGTCGATGCTGCTCCACGAGCTCGAGCTCGAGGGACGCGCCCCGGCCCGCCGGACGTTCTATGCCTGGATCCACGGCCTCACGCCGAGCACCGGCGGAGAGCAGTGGTCAGTCCTGACCGATTCCACCGGACGCCCTGATCTCGTCTTCCGCGCGCTGACGGCGCTGTATTCGGCCTCAGACGGACGGCTGTCCTCGATAACGACCGACGAGGCCAGGATCATCGTGGCTGTCGCACTCGCGAAGCCCACACTCCTCGAGGAGACCGGCCCGTTCACGCCGGCAGGACTCGCTCCGTGGCTCTGGGCCCAGCGCTACCTGCGCGCGAAGCCGGAGGAGTACTCGGCGATCGACCTCGAGCTCGCTGCCCCTTAGCGGTGATTGCTCGCGATGTGGATGATCGTGTCGCGCCGATGCAGCGATGCGAACGAGCAGCGCCCGCACTCATAGTTCGGCAGGCCCTTCCAAGTGCCCTCGCGAAAGTCGTCCGTGGTGACGCTCTTCGCTCGCTCGGCGATCCCCGCCAGGTGCACGTCGATCCGAGTCGCGATGTCGGCCTTGGTGCCGCTCGTCGGGATCCCGAGGACCTGCGCTTGGGCCCGTAGCTCGTCGCGTGTCGGCTCGGGCGCCGATTCGATCTCCGGTCCAGCTGCTGCGTCCGTCATGGTGTCACCTCGCTGTACGTGATGAGCAAATCGACCATTCGCCGAAAGATGCCGTTGTCCGGCTCGTCGAGCTCGCGGTCGTCGGCGATCTCGATACGCTGGAAGAAGTCGTCCGAGTAGCCGGACAGCGCGCGCGGACCAGCGTCGGCGACGGTGTCCGCGGCGTCGGCGTCGTTCGCCCAGCAGTCGACCTGGACGCGGACCGTTGGCAGCCGGTCGTCGCCGTCATGCGCGTAGCCCTTGACCGTGTCGACGCGCGTGTATGACTGCGCCGGCAGAGGTGCGTTCTCGGGCAGCTCGCCGCGGTAGACGGCGTCGGGGGTCGCCGTGTTGAGGAGCGTCACCAGGGCAGCCTCGTAGCTCACGAGAGCTGCTCGAGGAGCGCAACGGTCTTAGGAGCCGCGGCCATCTCGCGGGCGAAATAGGTGCCGTTCCACGCCCACTCCATGAAGATGTCCGCGAATGCCTCGGCCGGGTTGCTCTTGCCGTAGTCGGTCACAACCTCGCCGAGGTTGAGCCAGTCGACCTGCGCGTGCAGCGCATGGCCGAGCTCGTGCAGGACGGTCGTCGGGTGTGGATCCGGATAGGGGAGGAAGATCGTGACCTGGTCGTCAGGCAAGCCGTGACGTTTGCCATGCCACGTCGACGCGCATTCGGCGTAGTCGGTGAACCAGTCGTATCCCGCCTCAAGGTGGACGCCGTTGAAATCGGGCAGACCGATCTTCACGGGTGCGATTCCAGTCACGAAGCCAACGCCCGAGAACCGCCTGACGAGTCGCTCCGGCAGCTGACCGAACGCCACGCCGATGATCTCGTTGTAGCCGGCGCCGTGGTGGCGGTTCACGGCACGACCTTGGCGACGAGCTCGCGCAGCTTCGCCTCGACAGCCGCAGCAGCTGCGTCCTGCGAGGCGTCGAACGCCGGGCGTGCCGATGGGCGCGCGACCGCGGCCTTCGCTCCCTTGCCGCTGCGTGCTCGAGCACGACCCGACGAGCCGAACTCGAGCTTCGCGGCGTAGTTGCGCGGCTGCTCTTCCTTCGACAGGCCTGGCACCGTGGCCGTGGTGATGACGACCGTCGCGCCGGTGATCCCGGCCGGCCCACTCCGCGGCCGCGCGGGCATCGCCCGGATCGAATCGCGGTACGCGCCGGGATGCTTGTCCTCGGGCTCTTGGCCGACGGGTGCGCGGCCCTGCCATTCCTTGGCGATCACGTCGCCGCCGGCGATCGTCGCCTGCATGATGACCTCGGTGCTGACCCCGTTCACCAGTTTCTGCAACGCCGCGGCGAGCTCTGGACCGCCGGACAGGTACGCCTTGACGCGTGAGCCGCCCGGTGTCAGCGGAACGAGCGTCGCCATCAGGCGCTCAGATGGCGCGCGGTGAGGCGCGTCTGGCGGCCGCCGAGAAGCACGTCGACCTCGTCGATGATGTATCGGCGGTCGGCGCTGTCGAGCACGGCCATCTCTGGCTTGATGTCCTCGTGCTTGCCGGCGATGACGACGTCGTACTGGTCGGCGATCGTCACCATCTCAGGACCGCGCGTGCCGATGACAGACGGCACGATCGTCGCCGGCAGATCGGCGAGTCCCTCAATGGTCGCCCAGGCCCGCGACGTGGCCGCCGTAGCGGACTTGCTCAGCGTGGCCTGCTGGATCGACACGAGCTCGCGGTAACGCATTCAGGCGAAGAGCTCCTGCTGCCCGAGCGTGGCGATGATCGCCTCGCGCTCCGCCTGATAGCCGGCGACCGAATACGACTCCATCCACGGCCCGCCGCCCTGCTGCTTGACGCCTGGCTGGAAGTTCATGTCGAGCTGGATCAGCTTGATGAGCACACGGCGACGATCGACCCGCGTGTCGACGGGCACGTACACGACGACGACCGGCGCGCGCCACGCCTGCCAGCGCCGCTCGAGGTACTGGCCTTCCAGACGGTAGTCGGTGTCGGCGATCAGGACGTGGTCGTGCGGCTCGGTGACGCTCGTGATGCTCGCCGCGTCCTGCTTGAGCCGGACCAGCGACGCGAACTGGGTCTCCGTCCGGTAGAACGTCTCGGTCGTCGGCAGGATGTTCCCGTCGCCGTCGACGTCGAGCAGGCCGAATCGCCGCGCGAGCTCCGACTCAGCCGCGGCGATCCGGTCGTCGAGCGTCTCGTCACTCTCAGCCGTGTCGGGGATGTACCCGCGCAGCTGATCGTGGGTCAGGATGCTCACTGGTCCTCGACAGGTTCCTTCGCGCTCTTGTTCGGCGCGCTCTTGATGGCCTTGTCCGCGGGCGCCGACTTGACGGCCTTCTCGCCGTCATCGTCGCGCTCGTAGGCATAGCCGGCCTTGCCTCGACGCACGAACTGCTTGGGCAGCTCGACGTCGTTCTTGCGTCTGGCCACGATCACCTCCGTTGGCAATGACTGAACGGGTGGGAGCGCCATCTCCTGCTCACCGCAGGTGCCGTCTGGCGCTCCGCAGATAGGACACGGACGGCCCATGTCTTCAGAGTCCGGTTAGGACGTCGCTTCGAGCACTGGCTGGCCGGTGACCATGATGGTTACCGGGGCCTGGTGGACACCGGCCACCGGCGCCGCGATCGGCCCGTAGGCCGTCACGTAACCAGAGAACGCCCACCGCTTGCTCAGCCGGGGATAGACCAGACGGAAGTGCGTCGGGTCGTCGACGTCGATCAGCGAGCCCAGGCCTGTTGCCAGGTCATGAGTCGCGTCGGACGGATCCCAGTTGAGCTCGAACGTGACCTGGCCGCCATCCTTCAGGGTCGGAACTCGCTCCTTGTACCCGTCCGGAGAGTCGTGCGCCGTCACCTCGACGTTGTCGCGGGTCATCTGCGGACCCGAGATGTCCTTCACGCCCGCGACGGTCGTGAAGGCCTCGGTCATTGCGCCGTCGCCGATCTGCAGCTGCGCCCCGTAGCTGGCCGTTGCGCCCATCGACTTACTCGCCGATCGGCTGGGCCTTCACGTCGAACGTGAAGGACGGGGTGGTGCCACCGATCGTGTAGCGCGCCCGGAGGCGCGCGAAGAACGGCGTCTGGATGTTGAGGACCTCCCGGGCCACGGCGGTCTTCTGGCTGAAGGTGCCGATGGTGTTCCAGTTGGTCCCGTCGATCGAGTCCTCGAGGACGACGTCGAGCGTCGGGGTGGTGCCCGACGCTGCCGTCACGTTCAGCTCGGCACGAAGCGCGAGCATCCCCGTGTCACCGAGGTTGTGGGCTGCGGACGATCCGCTGGCGGTCTTCGCGCCAGTGATCGCGAAATCGATGACCTTCATCGTCTCCTCCTTACGACAGCCACTCGGCCAGCGTCACGTCGACGAAGGCGGTTGGGAAGAAGACGGCGAAGCCGAGGCGCTCCTCGGCCAGGACCACGACCAGGTTGCGAACGAAGAAGTCCGCGTGCTGATCGGCGGTCATGATCTGGATGCCCTGGCGCTCGTAGACCGTGCCACCGGGGTTGAACGCGCCGACGAGGGCGTGCCCTTCCGCGATCGCGAGCGATTCCACGCGGCGCAGCCCCCAGATCGGCTGGTCGTAGGTGAAGTTGCCGATCGGGTTGCCGCCCCGGTACTCGCCGGTCGTCGTCTTCAGCAGGTCGAACTCTTCCGAGTCGACCGGGTGCATGACGACGGCGTCAGGGTTGAGCTTGGACAGGCCGGTCTTGACGAGCCGGCGCGCCGTCCTGATGCCGTCGAGGTTGTCCTCGCCGGTCAGGTCGAGCGTCTGCAGCGTGCCCTGGTCGTAGATGCCCGACAGGTTCGGCGACGTGCCGTCCCCGTTGAGCAGCTGGTCTTCCTCCTCGAGCTTGAGCAGGTAGGTCAGCTGGTTGTCGATCAGGCCCTGCAGCTGCCCGGCATCGCCGAGCGCCTGGCGGGTCGCTGCCATCCAGACCGCGATCGTCTCCACCGGAGACGTGACGCGCTCGAATGTCATGCTCGCCTGGGCCTTGGTCGCGCCGCTGACGCCCGTCTGCTGCTCGTGCGGAGCTGCCGCGCCCTCGAGCGCCGTCTGGCGCGCGTAGGAGATGACGTCGCTCTGGACCGTCGCCTGGCTGAACAGGGCGCGGACGTTGAGCGGCTGGGGCGGGATGATCTGCGCGCCGGGCACGTAGAACGGCGTCACCAGCGGCGAGCCGTTGCCCGTGTCCGGGATCGTGGTGATCACGTCGGTGCTGGCCTTCACGTCGACCTGGCGCGACTTGAAGTTCTGCTTGTCCGACGACAGCGCACCCGAAGCGACGAGCTCCTTGTACGCCTCCGACTCGACGAAGACCTGGCCCATCGTCTTGCGGCCGCGGCCCGAGACGTCCACGGAATGAACCGAGAACGGGATCGGTGGCCCACCCTTGACGCCGCCGGCGACGTCGGCCAGGACGTCACGCAGCTGGAGCACGTTGCCTTCGCGGGCGGACTCGGTCTTGTACTGCTTCGTCAGCTCCTGCCCTTCGGCAAAGAGCGTGTCGAAGCGGTCCTTGTCCTCCGCCTTCGGGCCGTCGTCGCCGTTGACCAGCGCGTCGGCCTCCTTGAACTTGGCGATGGCTGCTTCGCGCAGCTCTGCCGCCTTACCCATTGGTGCTTACCTCCAGATTGATGTCGTGGTTGAGCGCCTCGAGCGCCAGGCGGGCACGGGCCGCTGCGACCCAGTCCGTTGACGACGTGCGCTTCGCGCTGCCCTTCTCGGCGGTGGCAGAAGCAATCAGGTCCTTCATGTCGTTGACGAGAGCGGACAGGGTGTCGATGTGTCCCTGCAGACGCTCCACGTTCGAAGACGACAGGACCCGGCCTTCTTTGACCCGCAGCCGATAGACGTTCACGCGCTTGTCGAGACCCTTGACCGCCCGGGTCACGCGCTCGGCGTGCTGGGCGATCGGGGCGGTGCGGCTCATGTACATCCAGTCGTCGAAGACGTCCTGGGCAGCCGCTTCGTCGTCGGCGATGTCGTCGAGGTCGTCGGGCGTGCCGACTTCCTTGGCTGTCGCCGCGATGTATGTGGTGATCAGATCGCGGGCCTCACTGAGGGTGGTTACGTCCTCGGCGGCATCGCCGTCGAAGTCCTCCAGCTCCGCGTTGATGAGCGAAAGGACCTGCTCGAGCACGTAGTCGGCAGTCCGCACGTTGTCGATTGCCGACTTCTGGCCGGGCTTGGCGAGCGTCTTCACGTCGGTTACTCCTGCTTCGCGGTTCATGGGGACCATGACCAGGCTGACCTCGAAGAGGCGGCTGGCCTTCAACAGATGTCGTCCGTCCTGCTTGAGAACGGCGCCGCCTGGCGCGATCTCGTAGCCGATCGAGAGACCCATCGTCAGTCCAGCGGCGAGGCGCTCGGCCGCGATCGTTCGCTTCTCCTGCGCCGCGGCCGTCGAATGGAACTCGGCGACCATGGCCAGGCCGACGGCATCCTCTGTCGCAGCCTTCGGCATCGCGACCGGGCTTCCCCAGTCGTGGTTCCAGGCGAGCATTCCCTCGTGCAGGAAGTCGGGCAGGACGTCGTCAAAGAACCCGGGCTCGATGATGTCGCCGCCGTCGTCGCGATTCCCAAAGACCGCGCCGTAGCCACTCAGGGTGCCGTTGCCCGTTACGTCGACGGCGACGTCCTGGAGCGGAAACGTCTTGTGGCCGACTATCGGCCTGGTGTTGAACTTGGCGGCGCGCGGCCGCGCGGCGAGCATCGTCATTGGGCCACGGCCTCCTGGACCTGCAGGCGCCCGCTGTTGCGGAGCGCGATCATTCGAGCCTCATTGCGTGCCTCGATGGCGGCGAGCAGCTCCTGGGACTTGCCGGCGACGTCGTCTGCCGTCGGGCGCGCGATCTCGAGCTGCTCGGCCGTGCGCAGGTAGATCTCAGGTCCCGGATCGACCGGCTGGCCGGTCGCACGCTGGAAGTCCTGCAGCGTGATAAGGCCCGCGCCGGCGGCGGCCTGAGAGCGCGTCCAGATGGCGCTCTGGTCTTCCTGCAGCGCGCTGACCTTCGACAGGTCGAAGAAGACGTCGAGGTCCGAGATGTCGGCGAAGTCGTCGAGCAGCTGCACCTCGAGCTCGGCGGCGATCAGCCGCTGCAAGGGCACGATCGCCTCCTGGTAGGCGCTCTTGCGCGCCTCGGCGAAGTTCGAGAAGGTCGACCGGTCGAGGCCCGCGCCGAGCCCGGCGACGATGGCCGACACGCCGAGCACGGCTGAGACGCGCTCCTCCGGGATCCGGCGCAGCTCGCGCAGGTTCATCTGCTCGGGCGACCAGGACAGGATCTTGATGTCGGTGGCCGCGGTCATGACCATCGGCTCGCCCGTGCGGTCGCCGCCGAACTTGTCCATGAAGTCCTGCTTGACCTTCTGCGGGTCGCGGATCGCGCCAGTCGCGCCGGCGGTGTTCGCCGGCGCAATGACAACGCCGGGCACGCCCAGGTTGCGCATCAGCGAGGCGGTGAGGTTGGCGGCCTCGTCGTCCGTGAAGATCTCGCGGAAGAGCGACGCCAGACGGCTACGACCGAGCCGCGGGTTGATGTCGTCGATGCCCTCGCGGAAGTGCACGACCTCGCTGACGGGCACCTGGTACACCTCGCCGTCGACGAGGTAGTCGTACCAGCCCACGAAGACCGTGCGGTCGTCAGCTGGCCAGCGTGGCCGCATCATCCGTTCGGGCACCCACCACAGACCGACGACGCGATCGGGGAACGGGCCTGACCCGGCGCGCACCTTGATCCAGTACGCATTGCCGCGGGTGAAGAGGTCGAAGACCGTTGCGATCCACAGCAGCACGCCCGAGAAGAACGCGTTGGGCCGCTCGAGCAGGCGCAGCATCGCGCCCGGGCCGGTTTCGCCCGCCGGGATGAGCTCGTCAGTCGGGCCACCGGTGCGCCTAACGGCAACAGGTGCCTCGGGGAAGTTGCGTGCGACCCAGCCCACGGTGGCCACGACGATGCTGTTGCGCGTCGGGTCGCCGACGTCGGCCTGGTAATCGAAGCGGGTCCGGCCGAGCAGCGCGTGGTAGCCCCACCAGGTCACGCGCGACGTGAACGTCATCGAGAACGACTTGACCGCGCCCCACGCCTGGCTGATTCCGACGGCCGCAGCGTGGGCAGCCTTGCGCCACACCGGCGCCTCCGGCGTGACCTCGCGCACCCGGTACCACGACTGGACGCTCATGCGCTCGTCCACTCGACGGCGCCGACGCCTTCGTTGGCGGCGGCCTGCGAGTTGACCATCGCTGCGGCCGTCAGCGCGTCGATCACCCGGCGCTCCTGCTGCGAGGCCACGTTGCGTGTCGGCGTCGAGCGATCGAACCGAGCTGCGCCGAAGCGATCTACGCGCGCAACGGCGTTCATGACGTGGCGCGTCAGACCGACATCGCCGGTGTGCTTCAGCCAGCCGGCGCGCAGGCCTTCCATGAACTTGTCGTAGTCGTTGACGGCCAGCGCCTGGCTCTGTGGCCGGATGATCACCGTCGAGCCGAAGGTCTTCTCGATCCACTGCGCCAGGTCTGCAGCTCGAGCAGGATCCATGACCACGGTGTTGATCGGGTTGCGCCCGTTGATCGCGGTCAGGGCATCGTGGACGAGCTCGACGTCGAGCAGCGAGCCGTCCCGCGGCGGCGTCAGGATCTTCGCCGCGCCGAGCAGGCGGAAGTCAGCATCACGCCACCAGAACGGCACCAGCGCCGTGGTGTCCCACTGCCAGGCGACATCGATGCCGAGCCAGATCGGCTCCTCGACCGGGATCTCGTCGGCGACCCGCGCCGATGCCCACTGGACCTCGGTGATCGCGGCGCCGGCCGGCCGCGTCGCGATGTTGCAGACGAAGCGCTTCCAGTGGTCGAGCGTCATCGTCGGTGCGTCGTACTTGGCGCGCAGACTCTCGCGCGTGATCGTGCGCAACGGATTCGCCGCCTTCACCAGGCGCAGGTCCTCGACGTCGCCGTCCTCGGGCACCGCCCAGTCATGGAGCACAAACGTCGGCGTCGCGGCGCGCAGGAACGCACGGCGGCGCGTCTGCGACTGCGCGTGCTGGCGAACACGCTCGCGTGTCTGCTCGAACTCGGACCCCGGCGAGCCGGCCGTCGAGATCGCCACGAGCTGGCCCTCGCGCTTGTCGAGCTTGCCCGCCCACGTCCGGTACAGGGTCATGTCGCGATGTCGGTGGAGCTCGTCGATCAGCGCGAGCGTCGGGATCACGCCATCACCGGTGTTGTCGTCTGCGGCGTAGATCTGGATCCGTCCGCCGGCGTAGTGATTGATGCGGCGGTAGCCCTCGAGGCAGACGAAGCGCGGTACCTCGGTCTTGAGCTTGCCCTTGGCCTCGGCGATCGCCGAGTGCAGCCGCTCCTTGAGGTACGGCGAGCGCAGCACGAAGCCTTCCATCGCCCGGTACATGACCTCGGCCTGGTCGCGCGACGACGCGGCGACGGGGACTGAGGCCTGCTCGCGGAACTCGCAGTGGTAGAGGGCGAGCCCGCCGACGAGCGTGGTCTTGGCGTTGCCCTCGGGCAGCACGAGCCAGCACTCGTGATAGCCGTCGAAGACGTCGCGCACGAACGCCTCCTGGAACGGCTCGAGTGTCCACCACTCGCCGGTGTCGAGCTTCAGCTTCTTCGCCCACCACCGGAAGTGGCCGACCGTGAACGGGATCAGCCGCGATTTGCGTTGCTTCGGAGGCCGATCGTCGCGTGGCACCTCGCGCACAGAACGCGCAGGTTCGACGGGTCGTTCGTCCCGCCCATGCTTTGCGGCACGATGTGGTCGACCGCCAGGCGATACGTCGACCCGCAGTTCTCGCACGCCGGCACGCGACGTCGCACCAGCTGCCGGATCCGGCGCCAGTCGCGGCCGTAGCCGCGCTGCTCCTCCGTCAGCTGGTGTGTCGCGCACCGGTTTCCGCGCGAAATCACGCGCGGGCATCCCGGCACGGCGCACGATCGGACGATCGGCACCCATCGCCTAGTCGGTCGGCGTCGGCTGGACGTCGTGCCCGGGACCCCAGCTCGAGGCGATCGAGCCGACAGTCTCGGCGACATACGCGGCGCCGGCGGCGAGCCCGGCCGCCGTCAGCGCGACCTGGTCAGCGGCGTAGCCCACGACGAGCAGGAGCGCGATCGGCAGGACGCGGCCTGCGAGGTGCGATCGCACGAACGCGGCCAACTCGTCGAGCTTGAGCGTGCCATCGCGCAGGGCCGCGAACACGCCGAGGGCGAAGTCGAGGAATGCGACGGCGAGCAGCGCGTACAGCGCCATGCCGGACGGTGACGCGAAGAACGCGTCGAAGAGCTCTTTCACTCCAACCTCCAATCGATGGTGGCGATCATTCGCCGCGCCTCATGCCGACCGTTCCGTCAGCGACCGTGGTCGATCTGCGAGCCGGAGTCGGGTTCAGGTAATTCGGGGTGCAGCGGTGCTCCACCCCGACCCACCAAATGCCGCAGTCAGGACACTTGTGGGGCCCGAACACGCTCGGCGGTGACGCGAGCGCTCGGTCCAAATCTGGCTGCCGGCAGTTGTCGCAGGTGACGCCGGCGATGTGGAAGCAGAAGCCGCCGATCACGTCCACGGTCCCTTGCCTGTCAGGTACTCGACTGCCTCAGTCCATGTTTCCGAGGTCTCACCGCGAGACGAGACACTCGCCATCACCGAGGCGAACTCGTTGGGCGGAACCGTGATTTCGGCCAGGACGTTCAGCGGCTCGTTGTGGGGCGGCGGCGCGTAGACGATCCGGACGCTGCCGTCGGGTTGACGCTCGAAGAAGAAGCCCTCTCTGAGGTGAAACATCACGTGAGCGCCGTCTTCGCCGCGGCGATCTTGGTGTTGAGCTGGGCGATGGTGTTCAGCGCGTTGGTGCGATCGTTCTGGCACGACACCAGCGCTGACGCCGACTGCGCGAGCTGATTGCTGAGGTCGTCGATCTGGGCTTGCAGGTCGACCGGATCCGGAGGCGTTGGATCCGGCGGCGGCACCGGGACCGGTGCGCCGTAATCCTTGAGGGCGACAGCGGCCAGCTGCGGCCAGGCTGACGTCGGGATCGGGTCGAGGTAGAAGCGCTGCCAGGCGGGCTGCACCCCGAAGAGGGCGCCCGAGCCGTAGCACGCGAAGTTCTCGCAGCCCTCGTGGTCGTAGTCGGACGACTGCCACTTTGTCGCCGGCGGCGCCTCGAGCGCCATGATGTCCTGGCGCTGCTCGGTGGTCATCCACTGGCCGTCGAGGACGTGGCAGCACTCGTGGGCGAACGTCTCGGGCACGTGGTGCACGAGCGCCTGCCAGAGCATGATCTTGTGCGGGTTGGGGGTGTAACCGACCGATGGCCCGCCGTCGGCGCGCTTGGGCATCTGCGTCGCCGGGTAGAAGCCGACCTGGACGTTCTTGATGCGATCGCCGAGCACGTCCGACACGTGCTTGGCCATGTCGCTGATCTTGGCGATGAGCGCCGGCGTGCCGGTTATTGAGAAGGCTCCGACGGTCACGGTCTGGATCGCGCTTGGCTTGATCACTGCGGCCTCGTTCATTCGTGCGGCATGTGGTTGGAGTCGATCAGCGCGCGGATGGCAAGCAGCGCCCAGACGCTGACGCTGATGAGCGCCATCGCGTTGAAGAAGCCGATCGCCTGGCGCAGCCATTCGTAGTCCGGCATCACCACCAGCGAGAACCAGCGCACCGCGCCGAGCGTGCTCGTGACGGCGCTGATGAGGAAGATGCGGGCGAAGATCACCATCAGCCGGTAGCCGTCCTGATCGCGCAGGGCGTCACGGAGATCGGCTGCCTTGCGCCACAGGTAGAACAGCCCCATAGCGACCACGGCCACGAAGATGCCTAGCGCGAAGTTGATCGGCGCTTCTTCCATTCCTGCCTCACAAGGGCTCGTTCGACGGCCGCGAGCTCGCGGACAAGAGCGGCGTTCTCGGCCAGGACACGGCGGCTCTCCGCCACTGCGGCAGCGACCGCGGGGTCGCGCTGAACTGGGGCCGCCATGATGAGGACACCGATCAGGCTAGGCATCGCGCCGGTGCTCCAGCGCTTTGGCCAGGAGCTCGTTGGACTTCTTCAACGCGTCGGCCTGGGATTGGTTGACGGCGAGCAGCGCTTCCTTGTCCTGGCGCAGCCCGACCACCTCGGAATCCGTGTGAAAGCGGCCGTCGGCCAGCCACTTCAGGACCAGGAAGAACGCGCCGGCTGCGCCCGTAACGAGCAGCAGGTTGACAACAGACGGGTCGGGCACTCACGCCGTCACTGAGAAGTGCTGGGCGGGCGCCTTTGGGAGGTGGCTAACCCGCCCAGTCGTCGAGGAGGGGAGATGCATCTCCCACGTTATGCGGCCTCAGTGGGTCGGCTGGCAACGTGGGGGTAGTACCGTCACGAGGCAGAACTAGACAAAGGTCTAGGTCAGGAGCTTCACCAGGGCGCCCGCGGCGTGCGGCGCCTCGAGCCGGATGTAGACCCTCGACAGCGCGTTCTTAACCGTCGACTCGGCGACGCCGAGCTTCTTGGCAGCTGCCGCGATCTTGTCCGACTCGACGTACACGGCGAAGATCTGGGCGTCTCGTGAGGACAGGCCAGCCCGCAGGGCAGCGTCGTAGACGGCCGAGTTCACTCGCGTGACTCCCTGCGTGACTCCCTGGGCCGTGTTTCCGCGAGGGAAGGCGGGCGGCTGTTAACCGCTTGGTCGTAGGTTCGAGTCCTACCGCCGGAGCCATTTTCTCCCTCATCTGACGCACTCGGCGACACTGCATCGCCAGTCGCGTGACTCCCTGCGTGACTCCCTGGCCGGTGGCCGACGGCGCGGTCCATGAGCTTCGCCGTCGCGCGGCGCTGCTCGGGTGTCGTCGCCGTGTAGATGTCGAGCGTCGTGACCGACGAGGCGTGGCGCAGAAAGTGCTGAGCCATCGACGGGTGAGCGCCCTGGTCGGCGAGTAACGCGCCGGCGCCGTGGCGCAGCTGGTGGACGTGCATCTTGGGCAGGCCGGCCCTGGCCATCAGCGCCTGGAAGTGATGGCCGAACCAGCTGACGCTGACGGCCAGGCCGCGCTCTGTGGTGAACATCAGCGCGACCGGGTCCAGCCGCTCCACGTGTCGCTTGAGCGCATCGAGCACGAAGTCGGGCAGGTCGATCGTGTCCTCCGACGTCTCGCTCTTCGCCGGCGCGAGCTCTGCCCGCGATCCGGATCCGCGCAGCTGGTGGGTGACGGTGAGAGTGCCCCCCTCGAGGTCGACGTTGTCGACCGTCAGGCCGAGGATCTCGGACGCGCGCAGCGCCGCAAAGCCGAGTGCGTAGGCCGCCTCGTAACGGTCGCCGGCGATCGCGTCGAGGATCGCGTTGGCCATCTCCGGCGTCATGGCCAGCTGCCGGCGCCGCGGCACCCGGCGCAGCTTCACGAGCTTGGCCTCGTTGCGCTGGATGTGGCCGCGCTGGTAGGCGACCTCGAGGGCAGTGCGCAGCATCAGCTGCGCGTTACGGATCGTCTTCGGGCTGGCAGGGCCCATGTCGACGAGCGGGCTGCGAGGGCCGTTGTACCTGGTCGCCCGCATCCGGTTGCACGCTTCCTCGATGTGTTCGGCGCGAAGGTCGACGAGGGCGATGTGATGGATCGGCGCGAAGTGCTCGACGCCGGCGCGGTAGCCGCGGATCGTGTTCGGCGCGACGGTGCCGGTCACCGTCTCAGCGAGCCACCTTCGGAGGTAGTCGCCAAGGCTGCGCTTTGACGGCTGGCTCCACGCCTTTGCCGACCCCTCGAGCTCGGCGAGCGCGGCGGTTGCTTCGCGGCGCGTCTTGCGGATCCGCTTGGTGTACTTCCGGTCGTTGCGGCCGCCCTGGCTCCATTGCGCGACCCATTTCCCGTCCGCTCGCTGGAAGATCGACCCCTGACCTGGCATTCGCCGACCCCTCTCCACCTGACAATTCTCGCAGTGACCAGGCCGGGACGAACCACAGCCGGCCGATCTTGAACGCACCCGGAATCTCGCCGCGCTGGCACCAGCGCTGCACAGTGACCGCATCCATGCCGATCGCCTCACCGAACTCGGCGGTCGTGTAGGCCTGGCGCTCGATCATGCGGCGTGCCGCCTCTGGATGAAATGCCGCCAGTAGGTGACGGTGCCGCGCCTGTTCGGGACGAGCTCGAGCGGCTTGCCGCAGGTGCACCAGGCGAAAGCCACACGCATCTGGGCCAGCGTCGTGCGCTCCGTGTCGACGATGGCGGCGTGCGTCACCAGCCACCCCAGTCAGCCGGATCCGGCTCGACGTTGGGCAGCCACTGGCGGCGCTCGCGGTGGAACGCGACGGCGGCGAGCGAAACGGCCAGCGCGAGGATGGCGAGGAGGATGAGCAGAAGCTTCACTTGCTGGCTTCGTTCGTCGCTGGGCGGCCTACCCAGCGCATCCTCACGACGATGCCGTTCTCGTCGCGCTCGATTGCCCAATGCGACGCGACGGATTCGACGCGCACGCGCTCGCCGGGAATCGCGCCGAGCGGTTTACGGGTTTTTGGATCGACGAGGATCATCGCTGGTCCGCCCAGGTGACGGCGACCGCGAGCGCCTGCCACTCGTCGGCGGCGATGCCGTGCAGCGGCCCCGGCGTCTTCATCGTCCCAACCGCGGCCGAACGTCCGCCAATCCCACCGAATCGGTCAACAAGGGCGCCGCGGATCATCGTGTCGTTGGCGGTCGCCTTGCCGGTGAGGTGGTGGCGCAGCTTGTTGCGGCCGATTCGGGCGAACGGGATCCCGCGCTCCTCGGCTGCCTGGCAGAAGCGGCCGACCCACCACAGCGTCTCGGTTACTTCCTTGCCGATGTGGGAGCCGAACGAGCTCTCCATCCACTCGATGGCGAGGACGTCAAAGCGGGTCTCCTTGACGGCGGCGAGGACGAGCTCATTGAGGTGCTTGCCATGCGCCATGATCGGCCGGCTGTCGCCAACCTCATAGCCGACCCAGCCGGACAGCTGCGAGCCGGGGTCGATGGCCAGGACAACGGTCATGACTGGGCCTCAGCGGGCCACTGGACGGGCGACATCGCGAATATTTCTCGCGGAAACGTAACGGCGTGCCGAGGGGGGAGAGGTCGACGAGACATTTCCGCCGCGCCGCCCCGTCGGAACGACCCAGACCGGCACAGGCCGAGCGAACGCAACGCGGTTGCGCCGGGCGCCTCGGGCAGATCGCCCGCTGGCCGCAACCTCGACGGCTCTCCCCTGTAAGGGGAGCCGAGAGTTGCGCTGCCCTCGGAAATTGAAAGCGCAACTGTTGCGCAACCGGTTGCGCTTTGGCTCGTCACGCTCAGTCTGCCCATAGTCCCTCGACCTCCCCGACCTCGGCCTCGTCCTGATGAAGCGCAACTTGTTGCGCAACCGGTTGCGCTCCGGGCAGCTCGTCACGCTGCACGGCCGCCCAGTGACCGCTCGCGAGCTTCATCACGAAGCCCTGCTTGGCCAGCTTCGACAGCACCGCGCGCACCTTGTTCGCCGGCTCGCCGACGTAGTCGCCCAGCTGCTTGACGTCCTTGCCACCGGCCAGCAGCGCGGTGTAGATGCGCGTCGCCAGTGGCTTGTCGGCCTCGAGCTTCTCGTCCGTCACCTCCTCGCGGAAGAACGAGATCTCGCCGTCGCCGCGCGCCACCTTGATGCCCATCGGCGCACCGTGGCCCCACTTCACGTCGTCATTGAACTTCTCCTGGTAGAGCGCCAGGTGCATCGTGCCGTCGGGATCCGTCGAGCCCGCGCGCAGCTGCCACACCGAGCGGCTCAGCCACTTCTTGTAGACCGAGCCGTAGGGCTTGACCGCGCGCTCCTCGCGCGTGATGTCGGCGCCCGCCACGTGGTCGAGCAGGGCGTTCGTCGTGGGCAGGTGGCCGAGCGCCGCGAACAGCCGGCGGGTGCTGTCGTTGGCGTCGCCGCCATCGCCCCGGGTCGGCTCGGCGAGCCCGACCGAATCGACCACCACGAGCCTGTCGCCGTGTTGCGCTACGTGTTGCGCTACCTCGTGAATCTGGTCCGTGAAAGGGATGCCGTTGCCCCTTCGATAGCAGATCTCCGGCGGCTCGAGACCGAGCCCCTTGGCGATGCCGGCGATGCGGTCGTTCCACTGCCGGTACTGGCCCTCGTAGTCGACGATGAGCACGCCGCCCGGCTCAGGCACGCGCCAGCCGTCCATCGTCGTCTTGCCCGTGCGCATGGCCACGGCGATCATCGCCATGAGCGTCGACTTGCCGGCGTCGCCCTCGCCGAAGATCGTCGTCGTCTCGCCGCGCGGCAGGATCGGCTCGACGCACCACTCGACGGCGTTGATCGGCGGCGCGGTGCCGACCGTCTCGAAGGGCTGGCCAGTGCGCTCATGCTCGAGCACCGCCAGGCAGAACTGCTCGAGCATCTTGCGCCACTCCTCGGCGGGCGTGCCGTTCAGCCGGCCGAGATCGGTCGCCGTCTGCTGGCGGTCGGCGCGCGAGCTCGCGCTGAACTTGGCGCGCAGCAGGTGGCCTTCCGGCGCGCGCTCGACCGTCAGCTCGCCGACCACTTCACCGCGGCTCTCGTAGATCCTGTCGAGCGACAGGCTCACGCCCTTCGCCACGAGTGTGCCGACGTAGCCCAGGCCGACGCGCTCGACCTGGAGCTCGTCGGGATCCTGGGCGCGGCGTCGCGCCGTCATGCGGCATCTGGCTCATCCGGAGTGATGAGGACGCTGCGCAGTATGCCGATTGCGTCCTGCTCGTTGGCGCATTGGATGAGATCGGGTCGCCAGTCGTGCTTGTGTGGCAGCGTCAGATGATCAAGCGCCCGTCGTGCCGCGACTTCGATGTTCTCGAGTTGTCGGAGCCGGTCCGCGTAGACGTAGGCCAGGTCACGTTCGACGACAGGCGAGATGTCGCTCATGCCAGGTACTCGTCCGGTCGCATCTCGACCAGCTCGTGGTGTGGCCGCTCGATCGCGTAGCTGTCGCCCTCGTAGCTGAACGTATGCATGAGCGGATCCGGCGTGGCGTCGTAGATGTCGCGCCACAGCGCGTCGAGGACGGCGCGTATCGGGTCGAGCGAGCGCGCACGGCCGTTCGATAGCGGCGGTCGATCGAGCACGCCCTGGATCCAGCGGGCGACGGCGACGCGGTCGCCTTCATGCAGTTCGGCGACGAGATATTCGGTGCGATCGAGGCGGTTATCTATCTCGGCGCGGATGCTCTGGCGCACGGTAGCCGCAGCGTTGGCCTCACATTGTGAGTGCTCTTCCATGCAGTTCGGGCAGCGCCGAATTGTCAGATCGGCGGTCGTTTTATTACCGCTCTCATTCACATCGGCATCGGCGAAGAGGTCGGTCATGCGCCCAGCCGGTCCTTGTAGGCCATGACGTCCTTGAAGTCGCGCTCCGTGCCGCCCTGGTCGGGGTGCGTGGCACGCAGCGCCTTCTTTAGCCCGCCGTGCTGCTCGGCCAGCAGCCGTCCGCGCTCGGCGTCGACGACGTGGCCGGCCTCGAGCTGGGCGAAGCCCTCGTACTGCTGGTTCGACTGCGTGATGCCGTAGCGCTCGAGCTTGCGCAGCGCCTCGAGGCCGCGTCCGATGGCGTACAGGTTGGCGTTGAAGTCGCGGAAGGCGTTCGTGTGGAACACGAGCTGCCGGTCGTCGACCATGAAGCTGACCTCGGCGCCGGTCGAGTAGTAGAGCTGCTTGCGCATCGTGCCGGCCAGGCTGATGTTGTCCGCATCCGTGACCACGCCGATCTGGACGTCGAAGCCCTTAATGCGGTCGATCTCGTCGCCCAGTAGATCGAGCGCGGCCGCGCGATCGACGCCGCGCGAGCGGTAGCCAAACTGATTCGGCTGCCTAGGCTCGTCCGGATACGGCCACTCGGGCATGGCCCGGTAGATCGCCCTCACGGCTCGCCTACTTCGACGTAGCCCTCGAGCTTCATCAGCTCGCTGAACGTCTCCTCGCGCAGGTAGCGCGCGATCCTGCGCAAGACCGGCTGGTTTGCCAGCTCGAGCCGCTCCTCGAGCTGCTTGGCGCTCTCCCAGGCGTTGCGCAGCTCGTGCGCTTGCGGAACGTGCTCAGGCGCTGCGCCGGTGCTGTGCGCGCGGATGAGCTCGGCCTCGGACATGAGCGTCATGACTCGTAGCCCGACGGGTAGATGAGATTGACCGCGGCGTTGAACGCCGAGAACCACCCGGCAGCCTGCACCGGCGTCCAGGACGGCCCGTTTTCGATGAGCCACTCAATCAGCGCATCGATCAGCTTCGGTGGCGAGGAATCGGCCACAGCGTGGTCGTAGCCGTCGTTGAACGCCCTGGCCCGAACCTCGCCATCGGGATGCTGGATCAGGACAACGGTGGTCTGGGCGTTGACGCTGTCTTCACTTGATTCGTTAGTCGAAGCAAGTGAAGCGTCGTTTTCGGCCTCATTTGTCAAGTGATCGCCGGCGCTGGACTTTTCTGCGACCAGGCGAGCCGCTCGAGCCTGTGCCTCGCGCTGCTCTTCCGCGGCTACAGCAGCTGCGACGGCTGGCTTCGGCGCTGGAAACGGCTTCTTGGCTCGCTCTCGAGCCGCGTCAGCGATCTGCTCGTGGGTCATGGTGCCCGGCAGCGGGCCAGTCAGGCCGCGGCGGCGCTGGTAGCGAAGCATCCGGCTCTGCAGGCCGGCCTGGCTGATGCCGAACTGCCGCGCGGCGGCTGCCTGACCGATCGAGGTCGCCAGCTGCCACGTTTCCTCGAGCTGCTGGTCGCTCAGCGGCGTTCGCGGCGGGTTGTTCTTCGGCTTGGGCTCACCCAGCTGCGCGGCAAGCGTCTCCCTGCGTGCTTGGGACGCGACCTTCTGGCCCTTTCGGATCAGCGCCGGGTCCACCTGCTCGATCTGCACCACTCTCCCGATCTCCTCCTGAGTCATGACGCTCCCGTCTGGCCGCTGGAAGGGCTGGAATCGCTCCTGGGCGACTCCCTGCCACGGCCCGCGGCCGCCGCCGCCCTGGTACTGCCGCACGGCGGCTAGTCCTCGATGAGCGCGATCTGCAGCCGGCTCGACGCCTTGCGCTCGAACGACACCGCGGCGGCCTTGTTGTGGACGCGCGTGATGCGGTAGGCGCCGACACGCACGGCATGGCCGTCAGGCAGCTCGAGTCGGGCGCACAG